ACGTTTACGATGGCCCCCGCGTTGTTCGGGTGATTGGTGAAGACGGCAAGGAAGACATCAAGCAGGTTAATCAGGAATCCGAAGCCAAGGACAAGAAAGGCCAACCCATCGTTGATGAAATGGGTCAGGCTGTCATGGCCATGCACGATTTGACGGCTGGCAAGTATGATCTGACGGTTACGACTGGTCCTAGCTTCACCACGCGGCGCGAGGAAGCGGCTGCACAGATGACGGAGATGATCCGTTCACTGCCTGCCTCGGCTCCGATACTTGGCGCTTCACTGGCAAAGAACATGGATTGGCCTGGCGCTGATGAGATTGCGGAAAAGCTGGAAAAGCTGGACCCGACCAATCAACAGCAGATCCCGCCCGAACTGCAAGCCCAAATGGAACAGGGCAAGCAGATGATCGAGCAGCTGACGCAAGAGAATGCGCAGCTAAAGCAGGACCAGCAGGCCGAAATGGCCAAGATGCAAATGTCGATGCAGGCCGAACAGGCCAAACTTGCACAGCAAGAACAGATCGACATGCAGAAGATCGCGTCTCAAGAGCGAATTGCCATGGCAAAACTGCAATCGGATCGCGGCTTGAAACAACAGGAAATGATGATTGCGGGCGATGCGCAAGAGGTCGAAGGCGAAGACGGCCAGATGGTTGTGAAAACCAAGGCCGAACTTGGCAACGAAGCTCTAATGCAGGGCTTGGCGATGATTGCGCAGCTTATCAACCAGGGCAATCAGGGCGTCATGGCTGCTATCACGGCTCCAAAGCAAGTGACGGTATCCAGAGACGTATCAGGGCGCATTGATGGCGCTGTTCAACAAACGGTGATGCAATAATGGCTTCGGCTGTTGGTGTTGCCGAATTGGATTTCGGCGCATTTCCTGGGGCTAATGAAGCATCTGTTGCTGTTGCTGATCAGGCTGAAATCACGACCCTTTGCAGTGCAGAGGCTTGGATAATGGCCGACGATATGACCGCAGAGCATACCGCATCCGATCACAAATACGCACCGGAGTTTTTCTCCGTAACGTGCGGAACCCCTACAGCCGCAACCGGCTTTACGATCTACGGGCGCAGCATTCACAAGATGCAAGGCAAGTTTGCCATCCGTTGGGTCTGGTCTGACTAAAGGAACGAAACATGGCTTTGGATAGCAATATTGTTGGTGCGCTTTCAGGCACTGGCGCGGATGTGACTGCATCGCGTCAACTCAAGGTGATTTTGCCTGATGGGGCAACGCCTGCTGATGTTGGTGGCGTTCGTATTTTCTCGGAAAATGATCCGGGCGCTATCACCGGAACGCCTTACCTGTATTCGCCTGAAACGGATGAAGATTACCGGCTCCGCATTGCCCAAGACACGCAGATTGACGAGGAAGTGTTTAACTACACTGCCCAAAACACAGGCAAGCACAACTACGGCAATACCACCATGACGGCGGTTTGGGGAACGGGCGGTCTGCTGTTCAACGGCACGTCTATCACCACCACCACGACAGCGGCGCGTGTTCGCTCCTATGCTACGTTTCCGCTGCTTGATCCCGGCACACTCAACATTTCGTCAACAGTGATGTTTTCGCAGCAGCCGGTCGCCAACACTTTGGTTGATTTTGGGCTTTTCCTTGATGTTGCGTCCAATCCGTTCGCGCCAACTGATGGTGTGTTTTTCCGGCTTACTTCGGCGGGCATGTATGGCGTTATCAACCACAACGGCACTGAATCGACGACATCGGTGTTTGATTTTACCTACACCACCACGCAGTTTTATCAGTTTTTGATTGTGGTTCATGAGCGTGAGGTCAATTTCTGGATTGACGGCGTTCTGTATGCCTCTCTCAATACCCCTGTTGGCCAAGGCCAGCCCTATCTTTCGGAAGCCCTGCCGTTTGCCATGCGCCATGCCATTGTTGGCGGTGCGGCTGGCGGCGTATTCCAAGCCACGCTGAAAAACTATTCAGTTTCCATCGGCGGTTTGCAGATCAGCGACACGCTTGGCGAAATCAACAACCGCATGGTTGGCGCCTATCAGGGCCTTTCCGGTGGCACGATGGGAACGTTGGCTTCCTATGTCAACAACGCGGACCCGACTGCATCTGCTGCGCTTTCCAACACTGCTGCACTGGTCACTGGTTTGGGTGGCCAATTCCGCTTCAATGCGGGTGTTACGGCGGTCACTGACGGCATTGTCGTTTCGTATCAGGTTCCGGCCACAACTGTCTCGACCAGAAACCGGCGCTTGAAGGTCAACGGCATTCGGCTTTCGTGCGTCAATACTGGCGTTGCGGTGGCCACGACTGCAAGTGTTATCCAATGGTCATTGGCTTTTGGGCATACGTCAGTTTCCCTTGCCACGACAGAAGCAGCGACAACCAAGGCTCCTCGCCGCATTCCGGTCGGCATCATGTCTTGGCCTATTGCTGCGGCTGTTGGTGCACCCCCGACTGGCGGCGACATTGAATTGAAATTCGAGTCCCCGATTTACGTCAATCCCGGCGAGTTCTTTGCTTTTGTGGCGAAGTTCATCATCGGCACGGCTACGGCTTCCCAAGTGATTTGGGGAACTGCAACCGTCATTCATTCTTGGGAATAAACCATGTCTCTGCTGCTTAGGAGAGCGGCAAACCAGAACGTTGTCCCTCCTGTCGGACCATCACCGGAAGTCAACTGGCCAAACAGCGGACCTGACCGGCACAAGATTGCTCTTGTCTCGGCTCTGATCGACCAAGCCAAGCAGCGCGGCAAGGAATGGGTTGAGGCTAACAAGCCTCAAGTCAAGCGCACCATCCGCCGCGCGATAGAACGGGAATTAAGGTCCCAAGGACTGCTGACAACGGAAATCATGGGCCAAGTCGCCCCGATGGTCGCCGATGCGCTGGAAAGCCTGCCCTTGCTTGATTTCAACGCCCTTCAAATGCAGTTGGCGCGTTACGATGAGATAATCTGGCAACAAGCCGAAAGGCTAGCCGAAGAATACCGCCTTGCCATGCTTCAGGACGACGAAGACGCCCTGATCTTGATAATGGCGGCTGCGTAAGCCGGACGCTTTCCGGCCCCTTTGCACCAACCTAAAAAGGAGTGCGCTCGTCATGGCACTGGACGAAACGAACACGCTTGCCCCCGAACCGGAAACCCCGACAATCGAGGCCAATGCGCCAGAAACGGAAACCACACAGGAAGAAGGGCCGGTCAGCCTTGATTCCCCAAGCGAGACGGAAACCGTTGACACGCCAGAAGATGGCACGGAGACGGTCACGGAAGGGCTGCTAGAGCCTGAATTTGCCGATGTTGAGTATGACGGCAAGACTTATCAGGTTCCGCCTGAACTCAAGGAAGCCTTCCTTCGCCAGCAGGATTACACCCGCAAAACGCAGGAAGTTGCAGAAATCAGGAAACAGGCAGAAGCCTATCGGGCCGAAGCCGAACAGGTGCGGTCAGCCTCGCAAGAGGAATTGAGTGCACGGGCAACGGCCTTCAATCTCGATAGCCAGTTGCAGCAGTATGCGAATGTTGATTGGCGGGCTTTGCTTCAAGAAGACCCTATCGGGTATCAAGAGCATCGCCTGAATTTTGAGACATTGCAGAACCAACGCGGGCAGGTCGCGCAATACCTGCAAACGGCGGAACAGCAGCGGTCTGCATATGCGCAGCAAGACATTGCCAAGCGCTTGCAGGAAACCCGAACGTTCGCTGAAAAGGAAATTCCAGGCTGGTCCGAAGAAGTTGACAATAACGTCACTAGCTTTGCGATGTCGGAACTCGGTTATGACGTGGATACGCTCAAAACAGCGTATAGCCCGCAGATTTACCGCACTCTGTATCTCGCATGGCTCGGCTCTCAAGCCTTGCAACGTAGTGCTGCGAAACCGGCTCCGGTCGCGGCAAAGCCACAGCCACTCAATCGCATTACAGCCAAGACGAATGTGCCTTCGGTCAAATCACCGGAGAACATGACGATGGATGAATACGTCGCGTGGCGTTCCAAACAACGCTAATGTGAAAGGCCAAAATCATGGCTAACTCTGTTCTTACCGCCTCAATCATTGCGAAAGAGGCAATCTCCAAACTTGACAACAATCTTGTCATGGCAAAAAAGGTCTTCCGTGGGTTTCAGGAAGATTTTTCAAAGAACATCAACGGCTACAAGGTTGGTGACACGCTCACCATTCGCAAGCCGACTGACTTCACGGTTCGTGATGGCGCTGTGCTTTCTGCGCAGGACGTGACGGAAGGCTCAACCACTATCACGGTCAACAAGCGCAAGGGCATTGACTTCTCGTTTTCGTCGCAGGACCTGACGCTGAAAATCAGCGAACTTTCCGAGCGCGTGATTGAGCCTGCCATGATCCAGCTTGCCAACCAGATTGACGCTGATCTTATGGCTCTGTATGCTACCGTCCCGTCATGGGTTGGTACTCCTGGCCAGACGATCAACAGCTACTCGGACTTCTCAAAAGGCCCGCGTCGGCTTGATCAATACGCCATCCCGATGGATGGCCGGTGCGCTGTTCTGTCGCCTGATGATCATTGGGACCTGCTTGGTTCGCAGACTTCCCTTTACATTCAGGACGCTGCAAAAGGCGCTTACCGCAAGGGTTCGCTTGGTGAAATCGGCGGCGTTGATACTTACATGTCGCAGAACGTTCCTTCTCACACGACCGGCAACTTCGCTGGCACGGTGTTGATGGATTTGTCGATTACCACGGCAACACTGACCTATGCCGCCATCAAGGACACGAACGTTCAGACCATCCACATGGATGGCTTCACCACTGGTGCGGCTGTCGTGAAGGCTGGCGACGTGTTCACGATTGCGGACGTGTATGCGGTTAACCCCGTCACCAAGGCCCGCCTGCCGTTCCTCAAGCAGTTCGTGGTTACGGCTGACGCTACCATGTCGGCGAATGAAGGCGACCTGATCATTTCTCCTGCAATGATCTGGACTGGCGCATTCAAGAACATTGATGTCGCCAACGGCGTCACTGACTTGAACAATCAGGCCATCACGTTCATCGGGACACAGTCCACCGTGTACCCGCAGAACATGGTGTTCCGTGAAAACGCCTTTGCTCTCGTAACCGTTCCGCTCGTTGCACCTCCGGGCGCTGTCGATGTGGCCCGCGAAAGCTACAAGGGCCTGAACGTCCGCGTCATTCCGGTCTATGACGGCACGAACGACGTTTCGTCTTGGCGTCTTGATGTGCTTTACGGCACCAAGTGCATTGA